GTAAGTCTCTTAATTCTACTTTTGGATACTTATCTTTATTTTTAATAAAGTATGAGAATTTTGCTTTCTCATCAGCCATTGTACCTGTTATAATCTTATCTACTTCTGATTGGTTTTGATCAACCCAGTCGTAAATGTCTCTTATAGGAGTAACCGGACTTATTACAATCTCAACCGGTGTTGCTAGGTATTTAGCATATATTTCCCAAATAGCTTTTGATTGTTCAGCAGTAATTTTTACTCCTTCTCTTACTTTTGATCCGATAAATATAATTAATTTATCTGCATTTTGAGATAGTAATTTAGCGTTCTCGTAATGTGCTTTATGAGGCGGTTTAAAACCTCCAGCATATAATGCTACAGTTATACTTTGATCGGCTAAAGCTTCTGAGAGATTTTGTGCTACTTTTTCTAAAGCGTCTTCTTTACCTTTTCCTTTAGCTGTTCCAACCTCTCCTGACTTAACAGATACCATTGATTTAAATATACCTGCTACTCTGTTTTTAGATCTAGGATTTGTAAGTCTTTTTGAAATATCATCTAAAAGATCTTCAAAAGAACCGTCAATATTAAATCCTTTAAACAATATCTTTATAGTACCCCAATTTGTTGTTGACCATACTTCTTCTCTTGATATTTCCTTAAAGTTCTCAAGTTTTACCTTTCTTAAAGACAGTTTTACAGACGATAAATTAAATTCATATTCTTCACCTTTTACTAGCTTTGGTAATCCTGAGATTCCCATTCTCCTAAACACGTCTTCTGGGTTCTCTTCAAGGAGTATTACTTTTGCAAGTCCTATTAACAGTCCTTGTTTTTCAGCTGGTAGATCCAAGAAAGATCCTTTAAATGCTGATTCTTCTTCTGTTAGAGCAATTATATTATCTACTTGAATAAACTCATCTGCTTTCCTTCGATTGGGAATAAAACTGAAATTAATTCTCCTGAGTTATAGTATCTTCTTCCTGTATATTTTTCTGATTTAAAAGGAACAATTATATTATTTGGAAGCTTTGTTATTGCATCGATAATTCTTTGCTTTACTTCTTTTTTATCTTCTCCTTCAAACCAAGTAATAATGTCTAGATCTCCAAAGTCTGCTTTTGAACCTGCTTTTACAGATCCTGATAAAGAAGCTCTTTTAAAGCCAGGTATATTCTTTAGAACTTCGTCTACATATTTGTTAAATGTAGCCTGTACATCCTGCTTTAATATTCTATTTCCTCCTGCTACTCCTGACATATTATAATTTATATTGTGTTAAATTTGAATTATCCGGTAAGAATTTACCTTTTAATCCTAATCTTTCTTGATTTTCTATCCAATAAGCCTGTAAGTCTTCTGGTATATCTGCTCTTGTTGAATCTAATATTTTTAAATATGTATCGTAAACAGCATTCAAATCCTGTGGGGATAGTCCTGCTTCTAACGCTTCTATTAATTTAAAATAGTCTCCTATCGTATCTCTATCTAAATTAAGATCATATTCACCATTTAACAGGTCTATTGCCTGTTGCGGTGTATTTGCTACAATTTCTTGAGATTGTTTATCTTTTACTCCATAATTGTGTGAGAATGTAAACCCTTTATGTGAGAATAACGATACAAGTAATTGTGTTCTATGTAACCCTTTTACGTTTCCTGAATATGTAGCAGAATGATAAGCAAATTCTAACCAATCAACATCTCCTACATTTATATCTATTTGAACGTTTTGCCCTACAGCTTGTTTATTTTCATCATATTGAGGAAATAATAAGAATAAAGCACCTGCTGAAGATCCTTTCACGTCTGCAATAATTTCAGTATCCGCTTGTGAGATCTTTTCTGCTATTGCTACAATAACAGCTCTTTTCATTAACTGGTCATCAGAAGAAGTTCTAGCTCTTTTCTTAAACCCTTCGAACAGTTTCATGATATGTTCTCTATTCAGTCCCCAATCCTCTACATCATCAAAGGATGACCCGGCAAGTGCTAGGTCAATATCCCCTGAATAATCTTTTTTCCCTACAGATCCTAAGGTCTTCATTTCTCTGAAGAATGGTTCTGCTTTTGGAAATATTTGTTTGAACTGTTTAAAAAACTCTAATAGAGTTGGTTTAATATGCTCTTTTTTTATCGGTGCTGTACTATCAAATACGTTTCCTCCCATTATACTTTCTATTTACCTAAAGATATGAATATTCTTTCGAATATCCAACAATTATATTAAATAAATAGTACTAAAGTTTGATAGTAATTGGATACGAAGTGAATTTAGGCTCTGTTGTTGGATTTTCTATTTCATACAATTTATAGATTAATTTGAATAATTCAAAGTTTTTCTCTATATCATCTATTACTTTTAACTCCCATCCTTTACCCTGTATCTTTTTACCACTCTTATCCTCTCCTCGAGTTGAAGCTTTCAACCAAAGAATAGCTGTTCTATCAATTTTAATACCTTTTGTTTCTTCGATTGATTTAGCATAAGCTGCAAGCTGTAAGTCATATGATTTATGTAAACTGTTAGATGTTTTAAAATCGATTAACCAATTCTCACCATTCATTTTAACAACTAAATCGGCAGTACCGGCATACTTATGTGTATCTGAGTAAGTAAATTCTTCTGTAAATACTAATTCAGGTTTTGCTACATCCCAGAATTCTTTAAATTTAAGAACCATTCCCCATACTAGTTCATTATAACGGGCATTACCGTATTCATCCATCCATTGAACTTCTTTTCCTTCTAATAACTCTTCAATTGCATTGTGGGTTTGAGTACCTTCATCTCCGGCTCTTCTCATGATGATATCAGCATTATGTCCTACATCTTTAATCCAGTTTTCAAAGAACTTATTCTTTGGCATGTATTGTAAGATCGAAGTAACTGAAGGATAAAATACTCCTTCTGATCGTTGATAAACCCTCCTATCTAAGAAGTTAATTTGCTTTAATTCAGGTTTAAAGTCTAACCTTTTTTTGGCATGTTCTGATAGAACATTTTGTCCTTTTTGTATCATGTTATGATAGTTTGTAGCGGAGTAACTTTCCGAAGTCCATTTCCTCTGCCTGTTGTACATAGCGAGTGAAGCCTGCAAAGCCCATATCGCTTGGATCCTTATCTTGCATATCTACTAGATATACTTTCTTTCCCATATTCAGAAACTGTTCTGTATATGAGAGTGCTTTTTTAAATGCATCCCTGTCTAGGGCTACGTATATATCTTGAACCTGACTTGATACTATCTTTTTTATCAAAGATTTTGATAAAGACTTACCAAGTATTGGTACTGCGTTTCTTTTTACTGCTATTGCATCAAATACCCCTTCTACCAGGACTATGGGCTGTGACCAGTTAATTAAATTCTCAAACCCTATTATGTCTTTAGAACACTCTGGATTTCTATACTTATGGTAAGCATCTTCAAATGTTCTTCCTACAAAGAAGTTTAATTGGTTGTTCTCGTTATATGATGGAATAATTACTCTTCCTGTGTATTCTCCTGAAGTACAGTAACCTATGTTGTATTTTAAGAAGTCTCTATCGGTAAAACCTCTTTTATAGAGGTATCTTCTTACTTTATTTGCTATAATAGATGTAGTCGATGCTGTATAAAGTGCTTGAAATTCTTTAGGAAGTTCTACAGAAGTTGTAGGAGCATACCCTATTTCATCTCCTTTTCTTACATATTTGAGTATTTCATATGCTTGTTCGGCAGGTACTTGTAGTTGTTTAAGTAAAGACTTAATTGTACGTCCTTTAAACCCACATACCCAGCATTCAAAAGGATTCTCACCTTTTTCATTAGTATGCATGTTTACCTCTAGCTTTGGCTTATGGTGATTGCATTTAGGGCAAGTAAAAGCGTAGTTCTCTCTTGCTCTCTTATGAGATTTACCTAAGACATTCTCTATAAACCCTAATAATATATTACTACTCATATACGTACATAACCGATTGACATCTTAAGATACGAAAAAAGACTTGAATAAACAAGCCTTTCTTTAGTTATTTTTTTATCTACTAGTATTATTCTCCACCTGGAATAATTACTGCAAATTTATCTCCCCATTCTGATGCTCTTGGAATATCTGGATCTCCAGGGAATGCTGATAATACTATATATTCGTTTGGAATTACTGCTCCTGCTTCATCTTTTTTAGGTCTAACAATTACTGTTAGTTCATCACAGGAAGTTTTAATGCTTGTGCCATTGGCAATACCAAGTTGTATCCAATACCCGGTGATGAAACTGTAAGTGTTCCTGTTGAGTTTGCTACTTGGTCTACATTTTTAGCTCCATCTACTACTTGCTGTACAGTTTTCATAACTGTATCAATAGGTTTTGCAAAGATTGATCCTTGACCTGGTTTACTGTGAACGTCTGCTAGTTTACCTTTTAACCATTCAGGTACTTCTACTGCTTCTGATAGTATTCTAGAGTTGTATGTTAATTTATTTTCTACTAAGAATTTTTTTAAATTAAAGTTTTCCATTCTGTAATTTTTTTAATACTAGTTCGTTTTGTTTTATTAAATTTAAAGTCTTTAGTTGTGACTGTTTTCTTTTATTGAACTTTGTTCTTTGTGGAGAACTGTGATTACCTCTAGCCATTATACGTCTGTCATTTTTAAGTTACCTGATTGATCTTTCATAAAATTATCAGGTCTTATATCAAGCTCTTCAGGGTCAATTCCTAACTGTTCTGCTTCTTGTTCCAATCCTTCTATAAACTCTTCAGGAATTTCTCCTGTAAAAGGTTCCATGTTTGGCATTGTAATTATTGCCAGTTTTGGATTAACAACTTCTACATCTATAATAGTAACAAAATATTCTGTTTGTTTTCCTTTTAATATCTCAGCATGTTCAATCTCTACTTCATCAGAAGTTACTTTCTTAACAACATCTCCTACCAAGTATACTGACCCGTAATCTCCAGATCCTATAAACTCTCCTCCTTGATCAATAATATCATTTACCCTTTCTATGTATTCCTGGGAAGGTGAGATTACTTCTTTTAGTATTTTGTAGATGCTAATCACTATTTTTAAGCTTCAATAGGTGCTGTAAATATGATAGAAGGATAGTACCACCTGTCACCATCATCATCAAGGTCTTTAGTAGATTTATTACGTAAAACAGTATATCCTCTATCTTCTAAAAATGAAATTATATCTTCAAACTCCTCATCTGTTAAATTTCGTTTTCTTATTGATTTAATTTCACCCATCTCCACTTCGCTATCAAAAGGCTTTCCTTTAAAGCCGTAGTGAAGACTTAAATCAGGAAATTGTTGTTGAATTTCTTTTTCATTAAAGTCTATTGAATTTTCAGAAACAGTACTTTTTTCACTATCTCTATCCACAATTTTCTTCAATATACTATTTAATTTAGTACTATCGAATTTGTCATTATGACGTACAAGATTCCCTTCTCCGTCTGGTTCGAATCCTCCTACTATTTCACGTACTAATTCTTTTAATTCTGATTTTTTCATATTGTTTAAATATTATTTCCGTTGTAACTACCTTCTACCCATTTATCAGCAACTGCTTTGTCTTTAACTAATACAGTGTCATATCTAGAGTTTCCATTAGACCAAACTTTATCTTGAAGATTAACATATTTCAGTGACATCCCATGAGCTCCAGTTATATTAGGTCCAAAAGTAAAGTCATATTCTCCTGCACTATTACTGCGGTTATAGGTAACTTCATCATATGAAGGTTCAGGTGAGTTTATAGGAATTGCAAAATACGTTCTACCTTTATAAAGGTCATCAGGACCTAATTTATCACTCTTAGGAATGTATTTTACGTCAGATCGTCTTGCTTCTTCTGAATCCGCTTCAGTAAGTACTTTTCGTACCTGCTCTTTTATTAATTCTCTTAATTCGGATTTTTTCATTGCTTATCTCTTCTATATTCCTCTATAACTAAATACACACCTAATATAAGCACTGCTGCTATCCAGTAATATGGTGTATCTCCCCCGTCCATTAGAATATTATAGTTAATGTTATTTTTTCTTAGGTTTAATTATAAATAGTAAAGTATTTAATAGAATTGCAAAAGCACCTAGTATTATTATTCCTGCGACTATTTCCTGTACCATTAGTATTCTTTTATTCTTATGTTTAAATATCCTGTTCCTTTTATCAATCTATGATATGTTTCTTTTGGTATATGTAATTTACCTTCTAAAGTCTGAGGTAGTTTATTATCAAATTGAAACATCCAGTCTGTTGGTTCTAGAATTTCTACCTCTCTATCGTTTTCATCTCTATGCCATACCAGTTCTTCTTCTGGAATGTCTTGGGTAAATTTTCTGTAAATGTATTCTTGTGTCTGTAACTGTTTGTAAGGCCTCATATTACCAATACCCGCTAAAATTTCTAGATCCTCCAAGTGACTTCCAATATCTTCCGATATTACAAGCCCAGTATCCTGGTTTTGTTTTATCTTTTTTAGTAGCACATTGATGACGAGCAGCAAAAGAAGATCTTGCTCCTGGTTCATCTATCTTAACATTCAATCCTGTTGTACCTCC